TTCTTGAATAGGCACTTTGCCTGGATTCATATCACCGTCTTGAGTAAGTGATCTACCAACTATCGAACCAGTTTGAAAATACATATTTAATGCTTCAGCTGGATTGTAATTAGTTCCATTTCCTAAATCAACTTCCGCAAGTCCGTCCATATCTAAGTAGACACCATCTGGCACCATACGAGATAATACTTGCTGTAGCTTTAAATGTGTTAACTGAATCATATCGGCAAATCCAATACATTTACTTACAATAGATTCAATACGCCCTTTGTACATTCTAGGTGCACATAAAGCGTAATTCATTTCTACTTTAGTAGTGTCGGCAGTAGGTCTAGACATATTTTCTGCTAGTTCCCACTTAACCATTTCATTTGAGCCTAGCACTTTTGCACCCGTATATAAAACTTCAATAGATCTTGACACTCTTTCAAAGTTATCATTTTCTGGTGGATTAAATGAATCTGGCTTTTCTAAAGCTTTTAATAATCCTTGAGGAGTTTCTTTTATTTTAAATACTTGGTTGTGATATGTCTTGTAATCAAAATATAATACTTGAACTGTATTTTCATCGTAATTGCCCCAGCCAGTTATATACTGACTGTTGCCTGGCATTTGTTGAATTCTTTCAAGCTCTTTTTCTGAAATGCTTGGGAATTCTTTTTTAAGTTCAGGTATTGTTATAGACTTTACTTCACCTACATAATATACGTCATCAAAGTTAGGGTCTTCAGTATAAGAGTAAACCACATAAGCTGGATCTACGTAATCGACTGTAATTCCTTCAGCTGTGTTAAATCCAGTTTTAGCGCACGCAATACCTAAAACAGTTAAATCCATATTTAATCTTCTTCTAGTAAGATCAAATTTGTTTTGAGCAAGCACAGAGGCTATAGCTTCTTCTTCTGCTATTTCAATCGATTGCTTGTAACTTAATTGCATATGCAATTCTAACTCATCTTTAGATTCTGGTACAGTATCAATATTAGGCGTTTGATATAAATCAATTCCTAATGTTTGTTTAAGGCTTTCTAAATATTCTTTTGCAACCATGTCTTCGTAAAGCATAGAAGCGTAATCAGTTCTTTTCTTTATTGATTGTGGATCTTGAGCATAGGCTTTAATGTCATAAGACTTTCCTGATATACCATTAACAACAATATCTACAAATTTAGATAAAATTGGTACAGGTTTCCAGTCTAAATTTAAATAAGACAAATCACCGTTAATAGACAATTCATCTTTGTATTTTTGTATTGACTGCTCACCTCGAGCATATAATCTTAATTGGTGAAATTGATTCCAACTAGTTAAGTATCTATTACCATTAGTACGCCCTTGTCCAAACCATTCGTATTCGATAGCTTGACCAACTTGCGTCCCATATTCCCAGCTTGCTTTTTCTGCATCGCTTACTACTTGACTAGGAAAAGCGCTATTGGTGTTAGTATATATACCCATTTAACTTATTATTTTTGATGTTGAACCTTTATTATCGTACTTTTTAAAACCTAAATCTACCGCTTGTGGTTTTTGTTTAGGAGCATTTGGTGCGTATCTATGTTTATTACAAGCCATTAAAGCAAGCCCCGAACTAATAGAAGCATCATGCTTTGTTCTATTGTTAATATCAAACTTAGCCCAGTCTTCTAAAGTTCTTTGAAAATATGTATCTCCATAACCTGTTTCTTTTAAACCCACAAAATCGTTTATGTAAGTTTCAATTGCAGCTGCGTGTGCTTGTTTGATATCTTCACTAGAGTTTGGTATTCCACCTAGCTCTCTCTCTGTTACAGAAAGTTTATTATATTTTTTGTCAGGTCTATTAATTGAATAACCTCTGTAGCCTCTTCTTTTAAAATGATACAATAATCTAGGCTTATTATTTTCAGCAAGTATAGGCATTCCGTAAAACACACAAGCCATTAAAACGTCTTCAAAAAATATTTCAGCGGTTTGAGGTCGAGATATGTATTCTAAAAAAAACATATTTGCCGGCACGTCTTCCATTGAAAATTTAGTTAAACCGTGAAGAGATCCATTGGATCCTCTGCCATCTGTAGTGCCCGATATATCGTATGGATCACAACCAAATGCTCCACAGTGTTCATTGCCAGGATGATTAGTGCCATTTTTTATATATCTTTTATTTTGAAGATGAACAGGCGGAACCCAAGTTACTAAAAATCTACCGTCTTTATTCGGTACAAATATTACTTTAGTATCTTTATGGCCGTTTTCCCATTGAAAACTTCCCTGTGTTACATTAATTGAATTTTTAAGATCTTCATTAAAATCTATTTGCTCGTATATCTTCGTTAAATTAAATAAAGATTGTTTAGATTCGTCTCTAAATGCGTGCTTGGTTGTTCTTGGAAACTGTCTGTAGAATTCATTTAAACTATCTTGATCAGACTTTAAGCCTTCTACTTCATTATTCCAATAATTTAATACGCCTTGTTTTATTTCTGTTCCGTGGGGATCTTCAACTCTTTTTTTTGGTGTGTCGAATACAGGAAAGCCATAAGAATCAATGTATCCTTCGTAGTTCCATTCCATAGGTATGAACAAAGAATATAGTCCTGAACGAGTCTGTCCATTGGCGTTTCTTTGTGTAACATTTGAATCATCATAAAGTTTTTTAAAGTTTGATCCACCTTTGTCTAAAGCATTTGAGGTTGATCCCATCATGCATTTGCCTATAACTCTAGAACCTAATCGTAAACAAGTTCTTGTTACTCGCCAGTTGTTGAGAATGTTCGTCGGCCTTTCCCATTTCCCCGATTCATCGTGGACGAGGAGTTTAAGCTTCTCTCCGTCGTACGAATTATCGCCGGTGTTTTTCCAATCGATGGTCGTGTCAAGACCGGTAATCTCCTGTAATTTTTCATTTGAATCAAGTTTTCTTCTGGTAAACTTGGAAGCTGGGACTCTATAAGCAAGCTCCGTCTTGGGCCTGTCCATACCGTCCTGTATCGGCTTGAAGAAAAATGGATAGTTGACCGATATTGGGACAACTTTGTCAGTAAACATTTTTTTTGCATCGGGTCCAGACTTTGAGAGTATACCAAATCTAGCATCTGTAGATATTGTTGCCTGGTTAACGGTCTCCCCACTTGCCATAAACGAAAAGCCGGATCTTCTATTCTTAAGATAACACATTCCGTAGGATCTATAGTCAGATTTACAAGCCTCCCAGAATATATAGAATAATCTGTTTGATTCCCTAAAGTCCGGTTGCCCGACATCAATCTTACTCCACTGCAGGTACATGTAGTTAGTACCAGTAATATAAGTAGACTTGCCTTTGTTAATGAACCAAAAGCCTTCTTCACGTCTTGTAAACTCTTTGTCAATATAGTCATACCATTTTTCTTTAAAATCCAAAGGGTATTTTTCCCAGTCAAATACGGACTTAATTAAACTTAGTTCTTTAGGATATTGTGTATAAGACCATTTGTCGTCTTCAAACTCTACAACATCTTTTTCTTTAGGTAAGCCTATTACAAGATCTTGTATCTTATATATTTCGCCTACTTCACCTGTTTTACTAATAACTATTAAATCGTGTTCAGAATTATAACCATACTCCCATTTTTTATACCTATTCATCCTATTAAGAACTTTAGGCTTAACGTAGTCTTTTAAGACTTCATATAAAGTTTGCTTATACATTATTTAGATCTTCCTTCTGCAAAACCTTTAAAAGATTTTTCTTCTTTTACTTCTTTAGGTTTTTCATTTAACAAAGCTTCTTCAGCTTCTAATCTGCTTAGTATCTCAAATGCATCAAATATAGCTAGCTTTTTTGTGGCTGCTGCATTTTTTAATCTATCTGCCGTGATATCATCTCCTGAATCAACAATAGCTTCTTTAGCTACTTTGATTAGTTCCTCAACTGCTACTTGCCCAGCTTGGATTATATTCAACTTCGTTTCCTTGGTATTCATATTTAATTACAATATCATTAGATTTCATACAATATAAACGCTTGCCATCAACTAAAAATTCCCACTCACCGTTAGGTGTATAACCTACGAGGTCACCAGGATTAATACCGAGTGCTTTTAAAGAACTATTGCCGTATTTTAATATACCAATAAGGCTTTGCTCTTTATCTAGCGTTAAAGACTGATTGTCTTTTATTGGAGTTATAAAGCAACGATCGCCAAATGAATGCCAACCTTCTTTATTTTTATATAAATAAATTTGATCTATAGCACAAAAATGTAAATCATCTTTAAACCAAGATCTGCTTTTCTTTTTTTCTCCCTTCATGTCATAGAATACTCTAAACACGTTTTGGTGTATAACAATTATATCACCTATTTCAATACCCGTATTAAATGCCTTGGGTGTTTCTAAAACTTTAGCTAATCTATTTACAAACTTAAAATCCTCTATTTTTGTATTTACAATTAACTCTTTATTTCCAACCTTGACTTTATTACTGTATTTTTCACCTAATGGCTCAACAATAAAATCGTACAAGCTTCTCATCAATACTCTAAATCGTATTCAACGGATATTGCCATGTTAGGATTAAACTTTTTCCATGGCATTACCTCATTGTTTTTTTTAATGTGAATGTTATAAGAACCATCAGATTCGTTTAATAAAATGTGCGATATTTCATGACCGCCGTAAACCTGCTGGCCTACTGAGTAATGCATCGCGTCATTTTTATAATCAGAACCTATACTGATTTTCCTTATATTATTTGTCATCTTCTTTTTCGATCTCAGTATAAGAACCGTCTTGTAAATTAATATTTATTTGACCATATTCATCTTCAAGCTCTTTTTTAGTAACGTCAATTTCTTTACTTAAAGCTTCGACTTCTTTTAATACATTACTTTTTTGCACCTCAAGAACGCCTACAGTTCTAAGCATTTCATTTAACTTACCTTGTTGCTCTTGCAATATTTTTAACTGTTTTTCAGTTATCATTGCTTTTACTGATTCTTCTGCTTTTTTCATTTGATTTAATTTAATTGTTTATATTGATATAGTTACGTGTTTTATTATTATTTTAATGCTACTAAGCCTGTTGCATCCCCTGAGTCTATAACATAACTAACTGCTGCCGGCAATATTGTTCCTACTGGAACTGCTGTAAACCTAACAACATCATTTACTCCTGGCAGTAAGCTTTCAACAGAGCTAACTACAAATTTACAATCCTCTACGTGACCAGTTTGATCTACTGTTATAATATCTCCTACAGAATAGTTAGATCCTGCATCTTGTATTTTAGGAAATTTAAATGAAGCAAGTGTTACAGCCCCGTTTCTAGCTACGACTATAGTAAGCTCCGCGCCTGTACCGCCTGCAGAAACAATAGTAGCTACATCTCCTGCGCTATAGCCTGCTCCGCCTCTTGTTATAGTAAAAGTAGCTATAGGTCCTGTTCCGCCCCCACCCGTGATTGAATCAATTGTGCCAACTAAGCCCGTTCCTCCAGCTGGAGTTACAGTAGTTGTAAAAGCATTTCCTGCAGTATACCCTGAGCCAGCTTCAGTTAAATTAACTCCCGGTAAATCCGCTATTATATTTACTGTTAAACCTGCTGGCTGATTAGCAGGTGATTTGTATACTGAGCTAACAACTGTTGTTGCTACGTTATTTTCTGTAAAATATCCCGATCCCGCTGTAAATCCAGCGTAAAAAGGATTAGCCCCTGTAAATATTGGTTCAAAATTAAAACCAGTTACCGTGTCTTGAGCTCCTGTAACGCCTTCTAGTATAACATCTACATTTCCTGTACCTCCAACATATAGCTGTGATCCTGTATAATTATTACCTAAGGTTGCTGATTGATTTTCAAACTCCCAAGCAGATCTTGGATCTAGAGCGCCGATAGCTACTGGTGTAACCGCTAAAGCTTTGCCGAATGTTCCGGCTGTTATTGAGTATTGTCCCATTTTTTATTTATTACTTATTGATTTATATTTCTCAAAACCTCGTGAACCAAAATAAGCCACATATACGGTTGTTAATAGTTGTTTTAATAATTCTATCCATTCCTGTTCTACAGTAAATGAAATTTCATGATGACTATCAACCCATATAAAGGCTATAGCCATAAATGATAAGAAAATAAGTGCCATAGGCCGCGTATTTTTACTAAGCCACGAATCAGACGTCATATCTGATTCCCAGCGTTTTGTTATTTGGTCTTCAGCCGTAGCGGCTGCTTTTTCAACTATAACTTGAATCTCTTTTTTAATCTGAAGCTTTTCTTCGTCTGTAGTTGTAAGCTTGTCGATAACGTCACCAACATCTTTTATAACGTTACCGCTTAGCCATTGCCAAATTTTTTTCATTTATCTATTACTAGTTTACTTCTTTTAGTCCAGTAATTTCTGATGTTCCAGATGCACCATTGCTCTTGTTAAGAGTTCTTGTAGTACTGCTTTTTTTATTAGTTATTTTCGTACCAGGATTCATTACTAAAAAACTTTTTTTGTAAGCCTCTATTACTTTTTTTTGTTTGTCTGAGCTAAAGTTTCTAAATTTTCTACTTCCTTTTAGCTTGTCTTGCTGCTCTTTCCAAGTAGGGGTTTCACTTGTAAATTCTTTAAAACCATAATGCTTAGACCATTTTGGATCAATGTTTCTAGGCGTTCCTTCGTATGTGTAACTTGGAGTTTCATTACCGGATGTAGGGTCCGTATTTGTGACATTTCCCTCAAAATTTCTTCTTTGACTTGACAGCGTTCCTGAATTATAACCATCAACGTATTCTTTATACCCCTCTAAATTTGCTGAAAATCCATCTGCTGTAACTTTAGACATTTGTTCAGGAGTAATACTTTCAAACGTTTCTTCATAACCTCCTCTTGGGCCTGATACAGTTCCGGGTTTGCCAGCTATATACCCTCCTGTAACAACATCTTTTCCTGCATCAGGACCATATTGTACTTCTTTACTTTCGGTAGCAACAAACTCAGGATCATCTTGTTGATGAAATGCAGTCTTTGAGTTATTAATTAATTTAGCTTTATTAGGCATACGGTTCATTAAACCGCTTGATGTAAATTTACTTTTTTGCGTAAATGCCATTTTTAATTTATTTTAGTTAATGTTATTTTTTTATTTAAATCACCAGTTATATTACAATATAATGTTTCTTTGTCTTTAATTGTGTATTCCATTTTAACAGAATAGCCGTTGCTTGGATTGTATAGTTTTGTTACTAATGTACTGTTAGTTTGAAGTAAAATAGTTTCTTTTATAACTTTGTTGCTTTCAAAACTGTAATTAAATACATCCATAACAGCATATTCGCTAGCCATTATTATTGTTTCGTATTCTGAATCTTCTTTAACCCAAACACCTTCAAATTGTTGTTGAGCTTTTGATATAAATGTTGTAAGTAATAAAAATATAGTAATAAATAAGTTTTTCATAATATTAAATTTAAGTGTTATATTAATATTATTACTTATCCATTGGAGTTTCTACAACATATTTAGCGCCAGGAAAATGGTAATTGTAGCCTGGGTACATTACTTTAGTATAACCTCTATCGTCTGTTCCTAAAACTTTAAACTCTACTCCTTTCATTGTTATATGGCCTCCTTGTATAATATTTTGAGGTTTATTAACATCAGGGCTGTTTTTTAAATAACCTGTTTTAGACGTTTTCATTTAAGCGTTTTTATAAGCTTCAGCTTCCCAGGGTAAATTTTTTGCCCCTTCTTCCATATCAGCTCTTGAATATTTTTTACCTTTCCAGTATACATTGTTATCGTCGTAATCTAAATCACCACGTTTCATTTGATCTAAATGAATTTTCTCGTGGGATACTACATCGTCTATCTGGCTTGGGTCTAAATCTTTATTAATGATTATAGTACCATTATTATTAGCTTTACCCATTACGCCGTCTTCCATGTCTACACGATATATTGGTGTGTTGTCGCAATCGTATGGAGGGTTTTGAAGTTTGAAAGCCATCTGTTATTTTTTATAAGGGAATATTTTATTTAATGCTCCTTTTCTAGCAGCACAACCACAAGGGACATTTAGCCCCTTGCTTATTGTGTCTACCATTGTTTTGATACCAGTAGCTTTAGTAAACTTTTCTACGCTGTCTCCTAAACCTTTTGATTTCATAAATTACGGAGTAAAGATAGCTGATCTAAATATATTTGTTACAGCTGGGCTAACAATAACTATACGTCCTTGTGCTCCTGACTGTGCAACTGGATTTTGAGCAGTTGTTAAAGGTGGTACTACCGTAGATACGATTCCTCCTGGGTTAGCTACAAGTGCTGCGCTAAATGAAGCAATTGCGTCTGCTATTCTTGTTGCTACAGTTGCAGGTGCTACAACGGGAGCCGATAATATAACAGTGTACAATGAAGTAGCGCTGCTATCGGTTGAAACTATTACAGTTGTTAAAGCCGCTGCTCCTGCTCCTGCGCTTGTTGCGGTAATTCCTCCAATTTTGTTAACTGGGATTAATGTTTCTCCAACTACTCCTGCTACAGAAGATGTTGGTACTTTTAAAAATTGTGCCATTTTTTTGATTTGTTAATGTTAGTGTTAGTGTTAGTGTTTGGCTGAGGTTTATACAGTCCTCTCTGTTTTATTTATAATCTTTTCTAGATTTTGAATCATCACCTTTTTTACCGCCGTACATTTTAGCAGGAGATTCATAATCTTTTTTTGATTTGCTGTCGTCTCCTTTTTTACCGCCATACATTTTAGCAGGGGCTCCTTTATCCATATGCATTGCTCCATGCATTTCAGCAGGTGAAGCTTCAATAGCTTTTATAAGTCCTTCAGGTAAGCTATTTTGTTTTCCTACTAATTCTTTCTCCATAGGAGATTCCATTTTAGGTGCCATGCTATGTGCCTTACCCATTGCTAATGGACTTGAAATGTGTTTTGACATCCATGATCCTCCGCTTGCAACTTTGTCAATTGGCATATCTCCTAGTAAATCTTTTTTTTCTTGTGCTGCATAACCTTTATTTTGGTTTTTCAGCGGTGCTCCGTATCCCATTTTATTTTTTTTTAGTTAGTGTTTTTTTTCGTCGTACTTTAAGTCACCAGCTAATTTTGAAATGTGTTTTTCATCAGCTGTCATTTTTTCGTCGCTATGACCGTGCTTGTTATCATAATCAACATCTTCTTTAAGATATTCCATATGTGCTTCGTCATCTCGTTTTGTGTCACTCATATTAGATGAGGTTACTTTTGACCATTTTGCGTTCCCGCTGTATTGTCCGTAATGTCCTTTATGCATAATTATCCTTTTTTTGTTTTTTCTTTTTCGCTTTTTAAAAATCCTTCAGTAGAATTAATGTCAGCCATAGTGTCTTCAAATTCAGCTTCTGTAGCTAGGTCTGTTATAATTTGATTTTCCTTAATTCCTTGAACAGTAGTTTTACTGGTTTTTTTAGGGCATTTTTTTAAAACGCTATTTTCTGTATATTGAACAGTTTTTGGATCATTGCAAGGATTTTTTTCTTTAGCATAAGCCCTGTCCACATTTTCACCTATATCGTTTTGAAATTTTTGATGAATATCATTATATGAAACGTTAATCATTCCGCCTGCTCCAGAGGCATAAGCCCCTTGAAGTGGTGATTTTTTAAAAAATGGTGATGAAAATTTTGAACTCATATTATTTGTTTTTACAACCAAAGTTTTTAGCGTAGTTAGCCATTTTAACAACTTCTTCGCTATAATTATCTTTCTTAGACATAACAGAGCTAGCTGCAGAACAAGCGTCTTTAAAACCGTTCTTTTTAGCCCACGCAGTAAACTTACCTTTGTTCTCTGGTTTGATTTTAGGAAATTCTTTAAATAGCGGAGAAATATACATTACTTATATACCTTTGCTAGTTGTGTAATGGGACCAGCTTTATACTCACAAGGGTACTTAGACACTTGCATGCCTGTAATACCTGAACTTGATCCTACACCCATTGGGAAACCTTCTTTACTTAATGGTCCATCCCATACAGCATTCTCACCCACCTGCCCCTGTAGCTTTTGATTAGCTATTGCTTTAATATTTTTTTTCATAATTTTTATTTTATCGTTTGGGTTGCCGAAACGCTTCCGTCTTTATTATATATGGTTTTGCTTGATGATTGGGAGAAAGTCTTTCTGGGAGCGCTTACGGTCTTTACTTCGCCGCTTACTGCGTCTTTTTTCTTTTTAGCAAGCGCCTCTTTTTGTGCCGCTAGCCTTTTTGCCTCTGAAATACCTGCTTCTTTACTATTTTTAGCATTTAAAATATCAAAAGTTTTTTGATTTTGATTAAAAGCAGATCCAGGAAATAGACCTGGTATTTTTGCTGCCTGAGCTGAGCCCAAAGCGTTTTGATTTGGATTTGGGTTTTGTGCCATTTGGCCTAACTGAGGCTGTGCCACAGGCATTCCGGTTGCGGGATCAATTGGTGCTACTTGTTTTAATGGATTCATGTTATCTATGTTTATCTTTGTTTACATTCTTGATTGAAGTAATAAGAACTTTGTCTGTATACGTCTTACCCTTCATAATACTGTTTCTGTGAGTGCTTGTAGGCAAATCATCTTCACCTAGTATAATTCTATACATTTGTTTAATTAAATGCTTGCATTTAAATGAAACTTTATATATATGATACTTTTGAGTTGTCCTATTTCTAGGTCTCCAAACAACTATCCAGCCTTCTTTAAGCAATCGATTCCAGCGGCGGTTATCCCAGCTATAGGAATAACTACCAGCCTCGAAATCTTTTTTTGTAAACATATCCATGCAATCTAGATAAATTAAAAGTTCTAAATCAGCATCGTTAAGGTCGTTGTTTCTGCAAGCCCATTTACGTATTATACGATAATGTTTAAACAGATTCATATTCTTTATGTCATCTGCGTCTAGCCTTTTCATAAAACAACAACTACATCCTGATTTTTAATCACATGATATGTTTGTTTGTCTATTTCTATTTTATGTCCCGCGTGCCTATCAAAAAAAATTATGTCTTTTTCTTTTAATCCTTCTACTTGCTCCCCTAGTGATAACACTGTGGCTTCTGTATAACGGATATCGTCACGTTGATTTTCTGCAAGAAGTAAACCACCTTTTGTACGAGTGGTACCTTCTTTTTTCTTTTCTATTATTATATTTCTACCTATCGCTTTCATCAATTCTTAAATTATTGATTATACAATCGGTTGATAATATCGTAGTTGCTACTGAAGCTGCGTTTTGAAGAGCGCTTTTGGTAACTAGTAAAGGATCAATAATACCTGCTTTAATCATATTTACCATTTTTCCTGTAACCACGTTTAATCCTCTTCCTTTAGCTTTTGGCAATTCTGCGTATGTTATACCAGCATTATCTAGTATGGTCTTAAAAGGTGCTTTAATTGCTTCTAAGAGCACTGTTTCACCTTCTGACTTGGATACTAAATTTGTTGATGCATTTAACAATGCAATTCCCCCTCCAGACACTATACCTTCTTTAATAGCAGCTTTCGTAGCACAAATAGCATCTTCAACCCTATCTGTTTTTTCTTTTAATTCGATATCAGAATTAGCACCTACTTTTACTATAGCTATTCTAGCCGCAAGCATTGCTAATCTTTTTTCTAGTTTGATTACTTTATAAGCTGGATTATCCAAAGACAATGCTTTTTTCAAATCTGCTATAATGTTTAAAACTTCTTCTGTCGGCTCATCAAACTGTAATATAGTTTCATCGTGAGTAGTTACACTCTTTAAACACGTTCCTAAATGCTCTGGTTGGATTAAATCCATATCGTCACCTAAGTCTTCGTTTATAATGGTAGCACCTGTTAAAAGCGCTAGATCATCTAATACTTCTTTCTTACTAATTCCGTAAGTGGGCGCATTGATAACATTAACTTTAATATTACCTTTCTTTTTATTCATAGCTAAAGCAGATAAAACACCTTGTTCTAAATCGCCAATAATCAGCAAAGGCTTATTGTTTTTTATTACATACTCTAGCACTGATTGAATTTGCCTAATTGTATCAACTGGTGATTCAACTAATAATACTAATGCATTTTCAAGTTCAGCTGATTTGTTTTGCGCATTTGTTACAAAGTGAGAATTAGTAAGACCTTTGTCGTACATAACACCGTCAACAACTTCAACACTTGTTTTTCCATCTGCTGATGTTTCCATCATTACGATCCCCGTGTTATCTACGGATCTAAAAGCGTCGGCTATAATTTTTCCTAGCTTTGGATCGTTGTTTGTTGATATGGTTGCTATTTGATCAATCATATCTCCTTCAACCGGCACTGATACAGATTCTAAGTATTTAATTACTTTTTTTGTAGCTGCATTAATGCCCTCTTTCAACTCTCTTGAGTTTGTTTTATCCGCAACCTTATAGGCTTCGGTTAATATTGAGTGAGCTAAGACAGTTGCGGTAGTTGTACCATCACCGGCTTCTCTCACCGTTTTTCTTGCTGCTTCTTTTAAAAGTGTAGCGCCCATGTTTTCTACGGGATCTCGCAAGATTATTGAATCCGCCACTGTAACTCCATCTTTTGTAATAATGGGGTTTCCAGTATGATCTTCTAACATCACACATTTACCGCTAGCCCCAAGCGTGGAGCTAACAGCTTTTGTGAGTTTTTCTATTCCTTT